TTATTGATAAAGCAATATGAGGTAAATAAGAATTGTTTGCTGCGGGGTTGTAATACGGCGTATTCTGAACTGGAAAGTCTTATATCAACCCGGTGGGACCTGACGGATGAATTTGCAAAGAAGGGGTTTACCAATGCGGCTGGGACCGCTGTCATTACTGGTGACTCTGTAAGTGCAGTGAACGTTACTTATGCCGGCTCCAACTATGGAAGTGTACCGGCCATATCTTTTACAGGTGGTGGAGGAACTGGAGCCGCAGCAACGGCAGTGATCGAAAACGGCATTGTAACAGGCATCAATATTACCAATGGCGGTACCGGGTATACATCCGAGCCTACTGTTATAATCACCGGTGGTGCTGCGCCTGACACCAGGACCATGGTTTTTGTTAAAATAGCGGCCATTTGCGCCGTACGCAATGCCCTTGGCAACCTGCAGAACATTGGTGAAAGCATGCTAAACAACTTTGCCTGGGCAGATAAAGCTATTCAGGCCCTTCGTAATGCTCAACGCGGCATGCCGACTATTAAGCAATCCAATACAACAACTGTAGGATCACCAGCTGAATTAGTTAACTCATCATTCAATACATTGGGATAATGAAAGAGAAGATAATGCAGATATTAGACGATCATATTATTGCAGTGGGCGAAATCAATTGTATTGATCCTGAGCAGCATGAACAAATTGCTGAAAAAATATTAAAGCTGTTCGAGCAAGCATGAAAATGATTTCATATTTAAAACACCATGGGAATATTTTTTAGCCAAAAACTGGAATATAATTTTTCATTTTCGGTAAAGTTAAATAAATGAATAGACGTGAACGCAGGGCGCAGGACCCGAAAGTACAGGAACGTAAAGAGCAGCATCAACAGTCATCCATACTCGGTGACGTGGTTAACGGAATTGGATCTACCGGCAAGGGTGATGGTGGCGGATGGGGCATTGGCAATCCGAAAGCTATGCCAGCAACAGGGCAACAGCCGGCCGTGAATCCGTTTATGATTCCAAAGGCGGCCGGTCTTACCATTACCTCGCAGACATATCCCAATAACTACTATGTTGAATGGAACCTGGCTACATGGCGTGCGGTGTGCGATCAGGTAGTAAAGATGGGTTATACCGTAGGCTATGCCACTCTGGTAAGCTGGGTATTTGAAAAATCGCCGTTTGTTCGCAGTTTGTTTAGGGCATTGGGAGCGGCAATTGGTCGTATTCCATTCGTTATTGTCGATGAGAAAGGAAACGAATTGCCAGAATGGACTGAAGAGCTTTGTAAAAAGTATTGGCAAAAGCAGTTAGACAAAGAAATTGTATTCTCCCACTTCTGGGGCTTTACTGGCTTGAATTTTGACCCAATTAAAGGGAAGGTGTATAAATATCCCATGCAGGATATTGATCCCATAAATCGCCTGCTACGGTCAAATACATTTGCCTTTTATGATGGTGTTCGATTTTCTGATTACGATAACTTGTTATTCATCCAACCATCCACGGCACAGGAAGAATTTCTCGGGTGGATGCAGACCATAGCAGCTTCGTTCATTCAAATGAACCTGAATAAAAATAGCTGGGTTGCAGCCGGCCGACGCCTCGCATTCCCATTACTCGCAATTGGTTATCCTCAAGCAGATGGAGCAATAGATCCAGCGACTGGGCTGGAAATAAATCCCTATAAAGTACAGGCTGAAAATATTGCAGCTAATGTTGATCCCACAAAAGCTATGGTATTTCCTTATACCATAGACGAAAAGGGAAATATTGTAAAAGCGATACAAATTGATTTTGAAAAACCCGGTACTGGCGCAAAAGCTCATGATATTTTTTCCGACTTCAACGAGTCAGAAAAGAATGAGATTCGGGAGTTTATTCTTGGCGGTACTCTCACTGCCAGCGCGGGGAACGTCGGCAGCCGTGCCCTGGGAGAAGTGCAGGAAAGGAAGTTTGAAAATGTTATTGATGATCTACTGGAATTCATTTTAACATTTAAGAATGACGAACTATTGCCAAAGCTGTTACGATTCTATAAAAATCCTCCTAAAGGCGTTAAGTTCAAAATAAATACGGCCAAACAGTGGTCGCTTGATGAAATTGAAAAGTTATCCCGGGTAGTAACACAGAACGGTAAACGCCTTACCACAGCATTTTTTGAAGCCAATGGTATTGTGCGCGATTTCATAGAAGATGCCCAACCGATTGGTGGATCGCTTAAAGCAGATGATGACGATACAGAATTTGCCGCTGCCCTACCCGACCGCACATTCCTGGGTTCAAAAAAAAAAATCTGATCGGTACTGAATATGTGCACCTGGCGCCATCCCCTAAAAAGATGCCCCGTTTCATTTCTCAACGGCTACTGGAAGATGAAATATTGTATATCTACAGGATTCGAAAAGGTAAAGTAATTTACAGGCCTGTTTATCAGAAATACAACGAGTACTTCTTTGAGAATATCATACAGGAAACCGGTATCAAAGGCGCCTTCAATTCCTTGGCAGACACGTCGATATATGAGCGCTTCATGCTCAATGCGGCGCAATTTAGTGCCGCAAAATCTGTAGCTGAAGCAAAACTCATGCAGGCGGAAATATTCGATGAAGCAGGTAAAATTCGCACCTATCCTGAGTTTAAGAAGAAAGCGGAACAAATCGCAAATGTTTCACAGGAAACATGGTTGCGTGTGGAATACGAAAGCCAGCGCCGACAGTGTGTAATGAGTGAGCAATGGCGCCGCATGGTTGCAGATAGCGATTTATATCCGTATTTTGTCCACAGGGGCAGAATGGATTCCCGGGAACGCAAAGAGCATAAGGAATTGGAAGGAAAAGTTTATCGTTGCCAAGATAAAGAATCAGGTAAGGCCTTTCCTCCCCTCGATTGGAACTGCCGCTGCGAAGGTGAACCGGTTGATGATGACTATCTGAAAGAAAACAATCTTAAACCGGTGACTGGTGAAGAGTTGCAGGGCATAATTGAAACACATGTAGGTGAGCAATTCCGGCGGAATCCATCTGCTGGCACCCTGCCGAATGTAGGCAGCTATTTTGACGCCATGAAAAATGCTAACCAAGGCAATGCCGGCATGTTCGGTATGAGCGATATCCAAAGTAATACCCACCTTGAAGGCCTGGCAGCTAAAGGCATGCATGAGCTGATCGAGGTTGTAAATGAATGGAGAGATAAATATCCGGTTAACAAGGATGGTGATATTGTGTTCCAATACAAACCTACCTATACCAATATCCGTTTTACCGCGAAATCACTGCACACCATTCACAAGCATGCGCGTGGGTTTGAAAATATACCGGCCACAGTGCAAAATCCTGATGAAGTATGGAATAGCTGGGAGGATCCAGGCACCCAATTGGCAACCATGCGGAATTACATTAAATTTGGATCTACATCCTACATCGTGCAAACCAGGGATGGTATTGTAGTTGATGCTTTTGCAGTGAGTAGTCGGGGATCGAATAAGTACCGTAAAGGAGTGATATTATAAAGCAGGCTGGTGGAACTGGTATACACAGGCTCCGGACAGAATTATTCTGTACGTCCAGAAATGGTAAACGATAGAGAGCCAGGTCAAAGAATTAACTATGGCGGCCTAATGGTCGAAGGCTTCAAAGCCCCTTCCGGGTTCGAATCCCGGGCCTGCTACAAATAACAGAAAAGGAGTGATATTATGAAAAAAGGAAAATATATTCCAAAAGAAGGGGACAGGATTACATTCATAAATAATTCCGATGAATATCCTACATTAAAGGGCGCAAAGTATAATGGTCGAATTGATGGATTTTGGGAAAAGTTCGGGGACGGAATCACAGAAAGGGTTTTGTACTGCTCTTTTTGGGACCGCGGCAACCATTGTATTGTTAAGGCAAAAGATATTACATTTTTAGAATACCATGAAGGAGTGATACTATGATGAAGTCTGTAAACAATATTGAAATAGTTGAAAAGCTCGAACAATTTCGGCATAAGGGTGCTGCCTGGCAGTCACAGAATAAGGCTCAAAGGTTACTCCGCGAACTAAAGGATTTGTTATCAGAAGATGAGCATTATAAACTAAGTTTAGCACACGCTCATTATGAGACAGGCGATAATACTCATGAAATATACGATACATGCAAAGAGTTAATTGAAAAATATCAAAAAACCTCTATCAAACTAAAACATTGAAACCCCTTTCACAACTATTACAGGACTGGCGGACCGCCCGCGGCAACATGCAGAAGCTGCAGGGCCAATTGCCGCGTATAATCGGTAATGAATCGGTGAAAGTAGTTAAACAGAACTTTGTTTTACAGGGATACGATTCAGGTACCGGTGTGAATAGCTGGGCGGCCAGGAGCGAGGCAACAAATAAGCGCTATGATAAGCGTTATGGAGTGAAAGGATCTGTATACCAAAGCGGCAATCCGTTGCTGAAACAAACCCTTGATCTGTATAATTCCGTAAGGTATTATCTTCAATCCAAATCTGTTACTGTCGGATCTGACCTGACGTTAGTGCCATATGCAAAGAAGATGAACGAAGGCGGTACCGGTAAATGGGGTAATAACGAAACGAAAACCCCGGCAAGGCCGTTTATACCCACAGATCAACCCAACGCTAAAATATTAAATCGGGTGCAGAAGAAAGTTGCATCTGAACGCGACAAAGCATTGAAGGACTTTAAAAAGTAAGCCATGAATGAACCGCAACCATCATACAAACTCATCCAAGCAAAGAGTTTAGAAACTGATTGCCCGGTACACCAACGGGAACACCTGCTCGATCTGTATAACCAGGCGCAAGGCAACCCGCCCGGCCCATGGACTATGCAAGTTGTGGGCATAGATATGATTCAGTTCAAATGCGGCAAATGCGGCAGTGAACGGGTTTATAAGTTATTAACTGAAAAAACGCTGTTATGATAAATACAATAGAATTAAAAAGGAAAAATATTGTATTAGCAAAAGTAAAATATGCCAGTGAGCCAATTGAGGTGATAGTTGAAGATATTGGCGAATGCGGCATTAACATGGAATGGATGCATGAAATGAGTGCCTATGAACATAATGCAAATGATTTATTCCCCATTCCCCTCACTCCCGAATGGCTGGAAAAATTTGGGTTTAAAAAAGAGCCAGACACTGATATTTACAGCATCCCCACATATTCGCATAGCGATCTAATCATGCGCAATGAAAGTTATGAGGAATGGCATTTTATTTACAACGATAAAAGGTTAAGGGTTATTAAATTCGTCCACCAGCTCCAAAACCTTTACTTCGCCCTGACCGGTGAAGAATTGACCATTAAAGAAACGCAACCATCATGATCGGCGCAATACTCGACGCAGTTTTAAAAGAATGCCGGGAGCTATTTAAAGACACCGGCGGTACAGTCATTTTGAAGACTGACTACAAATCCACGAACCTGATCAATTACAGTATGCCGCTGCTGCTGCTTGACCTGGTTGACGGCGCAGACACCGGCCAATACCACGGCGGCACTACACGAACTGATTGGATGTTTGCCTTTAATTCGTACAACTATGAGCCTGACAGCTACACCGATGATACATCGGGTTATTCCACAGGTCTGCTCGATGTGATCGATCAGATACGGCAACACTTTTCAATAGGCATCTGGCTTACTCAGGGGATGACCGACATCCTGAATAACTACTGCTTTAAGTATACTTTATCCGGCATTGTTCCAGCTGATGCACTCGATCAGGACGGCCTGGTGATGGGTTACCGGATTGTTTTCGATTCCATCGCGATAGATAATTCCACCAACTCGGTCCAGATGAGTGAAAGCGTCCTGGAGCATGTGCACCAGATGGGGTATCCGCCTGTAAACTAATACAGCGGAACATCATGCCCCGCTGTATTCAAAATATCAGAATTCATTTTAAGCCGTTGCTGCCTTCACAGCCCACATCGCAGCCTCTTCATAAGTAGTTTGCGCCAATGGCCTGTTCTAAGTTATCCATATAACGTACCGTTACCTATACACGGTCAGGTTTTTATTTTTTGATCCAATAATTATAAATACCCATGGCCCAACTGTATGAATAAAAGGACGTCATTACCAGCATTCCCCATTGTTGGTTAGAAACAAAGCTATAAATCCAGAACGGCTGACTTACCAGGCCGCATATATAGCCCCATCGGCGCCATGATTCTTTTCTTCCCACCAACCATATAGCAGATGCACCGAAGATCATTATTGCTACTTGTGAGATTAACTGCATCACTTATCCAATTGAAGATTATTTAATGTTGCGAGATATATAAGCTCACTATCTATACGCCATTCCTGTTCACCTTTTTCAATGCGTACGATAGTCGGCCAGGACAGGCCACTAATTTGAGCGAGCTTTTGTTGACTGATGCCTTTCGACTTGCGTAGCCTGCGCATTGCATCACTGCGTTTTTTTCTTTCGGTTTGAATTTCCTGTAATGTCATTGTGGGGAATCGTTTACCAAAAGTATATCATTTGTTTTAGTCGTACTAAATTATTTAGTAATGGGTATAAATTTACTGCTGATTCACTTTCTCATATATGTCCAAACGAATAGTATTCACCACACGCACACCAAATGATCAGGGCGGAATTATACCGGATGATGTGATAGACTTTTCCCGGTTTAATAAGAACCCAGTTGTGCTGCGTGAACATAAATGGTCTGATGATCCTATTGGTTTATGGACGGACATAAAAAAAGAAAGTGGTGGATGGTCGGGTGTTCCTGTTTTTCATGGATTGACGCCTGAGAGCCAAAAGGCAAAAGATATGTATGAAGGTGGCTGGCTCAGGGCTGCAAGTATAGGTGGTGAGGCGATTTGGAAGACCAATAACGCTGGTCAATATGTGCTGGATAAGAACGGATATCGCCTGTGTGAAAAATTCATCTTGTATGAAATTTCAATTGTAACACTACCAAGCAACGAAGATGCGGTCCAAATGGAAGCTATCGCGCTTAGTGCAAAGATTTACGAACCCGGCGAAATCGAGAACATCAACAACTCAATTACTACACTCAGTTCAAAATTCTACAATAACAACAAAATGGAGCAAAATAAGCCCAATGAAGAAAAATCGCCTGAAACATCTATACAGGCATCGGCACATCCAAAGGACCCGGCCAGTAAGCCACTGGAAGGCTCTGAAGGTCGCATAACGTTAGGCGCAAGCGATTTGCCTGGAATCATCGGCAAAATTGTTAAAGAGGCCGTAAACGGCATTAAATCAGCATTTGGTTCAGCACCTACCACCAACGCCACACCTCCCAAACCAGAAAACACTCCTTCGTCTGAAAAGGCTGATAAGGATATGGACCCTGAACAACCGAAACCTACTGGCCTGAAATCAAAGGCCAAAAAAGCTGAAGAAGCTCGTGAAGCTGCTGAAAAAGCAGTTAAAAAGGCTGAGGCTGCAAAGAAAAAAGCGGAGGCAGAAGATGCCACCGAGGAAGATAAAGCCCATTATAAAACCTGCATGGCAGAAGCCGAAGCAGCCTTGAAAAAGGCCGAAGCCGCTGCCGCAAAAGCAGATTCGGATGATGAAGATGAGGACGATGATGCTGATACAAATTCGTCGCATAAAGAAAAATCTACCAATTCAAGTTTAATGAAACCTCAAATAAAGACCGTAGAAGAGCTAAGAGCCGCTCATACTAAAATGGCACCCCCGCCTACTGAGGCAGCTGCTCACCGTGCAAAAGTTATGCGCGAAGCCGGTGGAAAAACATTCAGTCAATTGGCCAGTGATAAAGGCGAAGGCCGGGCAATTCTCAACCGTGTAATGACGAAGGATGCCGGTCAAAAAGATCTTTCGGATTATGCCGTAGTGCTTAATTCGGTCATCAATGACGGCAAGTATGCGGCAGTAAAAGAGAAAACGCGCATAATGATGAATGTACCAGAAGCTGCGCTGATGAGTTTGAAAAATAATCCCCAGGGCCGTGCCGGTTTTAGTTTGGAACAGTTATCTGCTCAACTGAACAGCGGCCAAATTGAAATGTTGGGACGTGATAACGTGATGCGCACAATTACCAAGCTGAACAGCTCCGATGATGCACTGGCCAGCCCTGCATTGACAGCAATTGAGTGGTTGCCATTGGCGATATTCAAATTGTTCCCTGCAACATCATGGAAAAACGAAGTTCCCATTTTTGCTGCACAGGTAACCGGCAACAATCTTGGTGTGATATGGGCGAACATTGCAGCGGATCCGGCCATCTATCGTGGAACACAGCCAGTAAGTCCATCTGATTACACTTATGATGACACGGCAGTACCATTGAAGCTCGTGCCATATTGGTTACAGCCTATGCGATGGACACCATTGACCATGCATTATCTGCGCTATGATCAGATGGGGACTGGTTGGGCTCAGGCATTCGCAAAGTGGGGTGCCGTCATGGATGATGACATGATCTATAATCTGGCGTCAACTGTTCCTGCCGGCAGTATTGTGCAATCAACTGGCCTTAGTGGTTACGAAACTCAGGCGGGTACCTTTAATATTTCTGGTGCAACTGATCCGAATTCATTCATTTGGAACCCGGCATTTACCGGTAATCTGAAAAAGCCAGTGTTGAATGACGTTGTAGTTCTTGAACAGATTTACAACAAACAAAACTTCAACCTCGAAGAAAGTGGCGAACGTGTTGTGTTGGTAATGGATCCAACAATGGATCGATACCTAACACAAGATCCTGAAACAAAATCGCTGTTAACGCGCTGGATAAACGCAGATGGTGTTGACCTGCTGAAATTCAAGCACACGATATTGCATAGCCGTTCACGCGTTGCCATATTTGACCCGGCAACCAACCAGGTGAAAGATCCGAACGGTGTAATACCGGCAACATCAGTATCGGCCGGCCTGAGCTTCATTCCTTCACAGGTAGGTATTGGCCTTGGTATGCTGGATGTATTCATGGTTCAGGATCCCTCAGCATACGGATACAAGATGTCTGCCGACATACGTATTGGCGCCACGACGCTGCGTAAGAACTACGATGGTACTGCTCTTTATACCTACGGATCAGCCAATGTATAATTCTGAAAAACCAATTATAAGCCCCTGGTAATACTGGGGGTTTAATTATAACCTCAAAAATTATATGAAAAAGTTTATCTGCCTTATTTGCATTTCACTACTTGTTTTTGCAAATGTGAATGCTCAAACACGTACTAAAACAACTGCTAACGTTAATCAGGGCGAATTCCTCGATTTTGGCGGTAGTGGTTTTGTCCCTTCGGATAGTCTTCAGGTTTCGGATAGTATTGCTTATATCATTCCTATCGGTCATTCAAATGATATATCAGCGTACCATACATGGAAATGGAAGAAATCAGGTAGCGGTACAGCAACCGTAACAGTTGATTTTTTTCAAGCAAATGATCCTTCGAACTTTTTCCCGGTAAGGCAAAAAGCTGCGCAAACACCTTATACGAAATCGTATACTATTTCAACAGATTCTGTATTCGAAATCAATTATGCGGCTGATTCAGCAGCAATACAGGGCAGATATTTAAAAGTAAGGTTTATTACCAGCAATACGGCAAGCGTGAAAGGTTATTTGGCCAATAGGTTTAAAACATATGTAAAATAAAAGATCAAAGCGCCTTATCCTATTCCTTATCCTTACCCTATTCACGTTAATTTAAATTTTTTCAGATGTTCAAAACAAGACAAACGAATATTCCTCAAATAAAGGCTGTTATCAACGAATATGGCCAGTGCTGGTTCCATGGTTGCGGAAATATCTATGTAGATAAGAAGGAATCTGATTTCCGTAAGGAGTTTACCAATCCGAACAGTGAAGAATCTGTTTACCGGATTCATTTTACCAGCATCAGCCAGGTTCCCAGCACCGTTGAAGATCTTGATAAGCTTCTATTGGCATCCCGCAACAAGGAAATGATTGAGGAAAAAAGGCCGAAAAGTGTTACAGGTGTAAAAACTATTTCAGTACCAACTGAAGAAACATTTGTTAACGATGAAGACGCTGAATTACAGCGATTGATTGAAGAAGAGCAAAGACAGAAAGTAAACCAATAAGCCAATTATTCAAGTACCGGCACTGTGTGCCATAAAGTACATAAAGAACAATGCAACACCCAATTAATATAACTGTAATAAATAACGCCTCTGGCATTCCTCCATCAGCGGATGGCGTTATGGGTTTGTTTTGTAAGGCAGTAGCAGTCCCAACAACATTTGCTCTTAATAAGGCATATCTGCTTACCAGCCTTGATGATCTTGCCACGCTGGGTATCGATGACGTATATGATACAACAAATTCGGTGGCAGTTTATCAGCAGGTAAGTGAATTTTATTCTCAGGCTGGTGACGGAGCATTGCTATGGTTGGTAGGTGTTGCCAAAGCCACAGCATACGCAACATTCGTAGTCAGCACAACATTTCAGGATTTAATCAGGTATACCGCACAGGCAGATCCATTGAACCGTGTCAAAATGATCGGCCTTTGTTATGAAGTGCCAGCGGCTGTACAGAGTGCAGCCGACTTCCCTGCGGACGTTACAGCTACTATCACTGCCCTACAGACCGCCCAGCTCGACCTTTTTAATCAGGGATATCAATTTAGCGCAATCATCGATGGATATAACATGAGCAAATCGGTTACCCCGGCAACGATAGGTACCATGGCTACCAAAGCGGCGCCTTCTGTATCTCTTTGCATTACCGGTACCAAGCCTAATGGGGTATCTTCTGTGGGCCTTGCCCTCGGCAGATTTGCCCGCATATCGATAGGTCATGGTTTTGGAGCCGTGGAAGATGGGCCGGTTAACACCAGCACTGCGTTTTTGACTAACGGTGTGATTGTAACAACGGCGGGTGTGCTAACAGTTGGCGATACATATACCGTGCAAGGTCCTTCAGGTGCCACCATTACCTACAATAGTGCTATTTATAAGGTTGGCGATTCATTTGTTGCTGTTGCCGGTCAAACCTCATTTACATCTGCCACTGGTGGATATGTAGTTGACAATTATACTCCTGTTGGAGGCCTTTCCCCTGCATATATTAACCAGCTCGGCCAAAAACAATACATGTTCCTACGTACATGGTTCAATCGTTCAGGATTCTATTGGAATGATGGTGCCACGTGTGAGCAACCAACAAAACAGTTGAGCACACAGGAGTATAACCGTGTTGTAAATGCGCTCAGTGCCGATGCTCTTGCTTTCTTTATTGATGAAATGGGCAAAAATCTGCCACTGGATACGCGGACAGGTGCAGTTGATCAGGGTTATCTCAATGCGAAACAAGCTCAGTTCTATGACACTTATATCGGCCCGTTAAGTGTGGCTGCCGGTAGTGGTGATCTCACTGATGGAAGTATCATAATGACTGGCCCGAATTTCAACGCAACTAAAACAATAAATTTCGTTCTTAATATTGTGCCGACACCAATTCTGGGTGCAATTAATGGAACGATTCAATTCTCAGCAACCTTATAATGTATGGCAAATCTTAACGCACTCATATTAACAGCCGCTGATTATAAGGTATTGTTAATTATACCGAATGGCGGATCATTCCCTCTTTTGACAGCGGAAACAATCAGCTATAATAATGCCAGGGAGGAAGAAACTATTTATGCTATCGGAGAAGAAAAGCCGATAGGCAATAAAAGGAATGCGGTAAAGTTTAGCGGGAAGCTCTCCTTACAAAATGGCGAAATGTCAGCTATACTGCAATCTGTTGGGTTCGTAGAATCTACACAGATTGCAAACGCCACCTTAGCCATTACCGCAATACAAGGCGGATTCGCACGCACACACACGGGTTTAAACATAAATACCGAGGCTGTTGACATAAAGGCAAAGGACAAACAAAGTATTGTTAGCCTTGATTGGACAGCTACTGACGTTAAATAATACTATGCAAACGTTTCAAAAAGAAATTACGTTTTTGTCGAAGGAATTCGACGAGAGTAAAGTAAATGAACCCTGCAAAGGATGGGTTGAGGCACCTATCACCAAAATAGCAACTTTTAAGGAGTTGAGCCGAACAGATAAGAGTCAGCACAAATTACATTTTAAGATCATTGCCATATTTGAACACTTTGGTGTTAAGGAGGAAGATACAGATGGTGAGAATTTACAAGTGAAAATTGATAGTGATGGCGTGTATGACCTTACAGTAAAGGCCATTAATACACTTATTATTCCTGACCCTTCATTCACAATGCAGGATAAGGCTGAGCTATTAAATGACAGTGCCGGCATTTTTCAATTTGGCTTTTGGCTACTTGGTGAAAAGATCGCCCCCTTTTTTTCGAAGTTCAACGGCAAATAGAATTTATTAACGATAGCCCGGATAGGGCGAAAGATGATTTAATTGCCCGGGATCCGGTTTTGTACAACAAAACTTTGTTCCGGGCATTTTTGAATTTAAGCAAACAGGAATGCGATAATATGGGTATTCAGGAATATATGGATTATACTACTATTCTGAATAATGTCCTGAAGCTATGGCATGCTCCCTTCATGAATCACGAATAATAATTTTTTATGGCGGTATATGGATTTACAGTAGATGTCTCAGGCAACGCTACTCAGGTTATGAAACAAATTGAAGATGCAGTCGCATCCATGGGCGGTAAAGTAAGTTCTGCAACGCAAAAAATAAAGGGCGAATTTAGTTCAATGGCTGGCGGCATAGGTAATGCGGCAAATAGTATAGGCAATAGCCTTAAAAATGCATTTGCGGCGTTGGCAGCATTCCAATCCATAAAGGCGTTCCTTAATATGGGGGTGGAAGCGGAGCAAACAGCCATGTCATTTGAAGTATTTCTGGGGAGTGCCTCAAAGGCTAAAGATATGGTTAGTCAATTAAAACAGATGGCTGCCGTAACTCCATTCGAAACCACAGATGTAAACGAGGCCGCTAAAATGCTGCTCAACTTCGGAATTGATGCCAATTCTGTAATGAAAGATTTGCAAATGTTGGGAGACGCATCCGGTGGTAATGCCGAAAAATTCAAAAGCATGACCTATGCTTTTGCTCAAATGAGTTCATCGGGTAGGCTAATGGGTCAGGATTTGATGCAAATGATTAATGCCGGGTTTAATCCATTGCAGGAGATAAGCAGAACTACTGGCAAATCTATGGCTGATTTAAAAGCGCAAATGGAAAAGGGGCAAATTAGTGTCGGAATGGTGCAGAATGCGTTCAAAACAGCCACAAGCGAAGGAGGCAAGTTTTACCAGATGATGGATAAGCAATCTAAGACTTTGGGAGGAATGTGGTCGACATTCATAGACGAATTGAAGGGGCCGCTATTAGAGCTATTCAATGTTCTTTCTCCCATC